AAAAATGCATACGAAATTTTAAATGAAAAAATAGATACTATTGTTAAATCTATTATTAGTGGAAAAGGTACTGATGAAAGATTGTATGAACTAGAAATGAACTATAAGGTGTATAGCAATCAGTTAAAAGACCTTATCGAATATGATAGTATAATTAAAGTTGAAAAACATATTGAAAAAAATGATGAATCACAAATTGAGAAACAAATTGAGAAACAAAATAAAATTAATTGGAGTAATGTTATAAATAGTTTAAAATAAATTAGAGTAAAATGGAAAAAACAAAATTACAAAACAAGAAAGTTGTTAAAGAAACAATAATTGAGGAAAAGTTAATTGGAAATAAATTATATTTATTTGAATTTTCAGATAACATACCTTATGAACAACTTAAAAATAAAAAAGAATTAATTACTGGTGAACTTGCAACTATTTTCTTAAAACAAAATTATGGGATTTTATGTTAACACTACGGACTTTACTGGAAAGTATGCGATTAGTCAAGGAATATATAGTAATCTGGATATTAACGATTATATATCGAAATATGAATTAACTTATTTAGTTGAATTATTAGGTGTAGAGTTATACAATCTTTATTATGCTGATGCTAATGCACAATTAAATAAAATACCATTAACACCAATTTATAGCTTTATTTATAATCCATTTAATTATCAAGACAACTATACACTAATGTTGTCAAAAGGTTTAAAGGAAATGTTGATTGGTTTTATATATTTTGAGTATATGCGTGATGGTATTGCTACAGCTACTATTACAAGTATGCAAAATCAAAAAAATGAAAATTCACAAAAAAATATATTGCCTATATACACAAGGTATAATGAAGCTATTATTACTTATAGAGCAATACAAGACTATATTATTACAAATAAACAAGATTATTTAACTTTTAAAGGAGTAAATAAAGAATTTGCGTATTGGTTATGAAAGAATTTAGTCAAATATTTAATACAATAGTAAGTGCTATAAATAGTCAAATTGTTGTATCATCATCTGTAGTACAAGGAAATTCAACAATTATTTATACTTGCAATACAAAATGGGCGAGAAATGGGAAATTATTAAATGCATTTGATGGTTTTGTAGGAATTAACTATAAAATTACGAATGTTGTGTTAAATGAATCTATTACCATATCTACTATAGAAAGTATTGCAAATAAAACCATATCCGTTTCAACACCATTTGATATTACTGGTACAAAAATGGCTACTAATTTAGAATGGACTAAAGCATCAATAAGTTTATTTGATAAAACACCTATAATATGGCTGCTTGATGATTATGAAGAAAAAAGATATAGTGCTGAATTATCGGTCGAAAGAAAAGTAAAATGTAGGATTTTCTTTTTAGATGAAACTGATATTGTAAACTACTATACATCAGACCATAAGAGCCAAGTAATTCAACCAATGATTCAATTAAGTGAAGAATTTATAAGAGTTTTAAATTCAAAACCTATATTTAAAGCAATAGATGTACAAGATATTAAATATTTTAGTAGATTTGGAACGGAAAGTACACAAGGATTTGAAAAAAATATACTAGATGCAAATTTATCTGGATTAATGATACAAATAGATATAGAAAAGTATAAAGAATATTGTACTTGTTAAAAAAAATAACTTATAAAAAAAAGTCGAATAAACACTTTTTTAAAGTAAGTCTATAATAAATAAAATAAATATAAACTTAAACAAAAAACAAAATGGAAAATGTTAACGATGAACAAGTAGTAATTGATAAATTCAATGCTATTATTACAGAAAAAACAATTAATACTGCTACTAAAAAAGAATTGGAATCATTGAAAAATGAACTTGTTGATTTAGTTGGTAAAAACAACACAAATGATTTAAAAACATCTATTGCTAAACTTGAGGGTACTATTGAAGGTATGAAAGAATCAAAAAGCACCAAAGATGTATCATTTAAAAGTATGGGTGAAGCGATCTATAAATCTTATGAGGATAATATAGATAAAATCAAATCTAATTCTAATGGAATGATTGATTTGAATGTTAAAGCTGTAGGTACAATGACAATAGGGAATAACTATTCTGGCGGTGTAATTGCTTTAACTCAATTAGAGCAAGGAGTTACAAGAATTGTTAGACGTATGCCTTTTTTACGTCAAATCATCAATGCTGGAACAACTGCATCAAAATACATTACCTATATTGAACAAGCATTACCAGAAGGTGGAGCTGATATGACAGCAGAGGGTGTACTTAAATCACAAGCTGATTTTGATTTAGTTGAACGTCAATCTGTTACTCAAAAAGTTACTGCTTTTATTAAAGTATCTAAAGAAATGATTGCTGATTTACCTTTTATGCAAAACGAAATCAATACTGAATTGATGGAATTAGTTGCATTGAAATTAGATGCTCAAATCTTATCTGGTGATGGTACTGGTAACAATTTAGTTGGTATTTTACAAAATGCTACTGCATGGGCTGCTGGTTCATTTGCTGTTAGTGTACCATTTGCTAATGAGTTAGATGTAATTAGAGTAGCTATGTCACAAATAAATACACTTTTATTTGAAGCTAACTACATTTTAATGCACCCAACAGATATTGCTAAATTTGACGTAAACAAATCATCTACTGGTGAATACACAATGCCGATGATTTATACTGATGCAAATGGAGTAAAAAGATACAATGGTGTAGAGATTATCTCTAATACTGGTATTGCTGTAGGTACATTTTTGGTAGGTGACTTTTCTAAATCTAATTTAAGAATGAGAGAAGAAATGAATATCCAAGTTGGTTATGTAAATGATGATTTTACTAAAAATTTATTTACTATCTTATGTGAAGCAAGAGCAACACACTATGTAAAAAGTAATCATTATGGTGCATTTGTAAAAGGAACTTTCTCTACTGCAAAAGCAGCTATTTTAAAACCATAAATTTAATTAGGTTGAAATATACCTAATTATTTAAATTATTAACTAAAAAATATAAAAAAATGAGTTTAGGTTGTAAATGTGATTCTGGATTAAGCAATACTGGAACACCGAATTGTGTTACATTACAAAGTGTAACAAGTAAATTAATAATGATACCATTGGAAGATTCTACTGGTGCTAAAAACTATTTAGATTTAACAACAGCACCAACGATTGCATCTATCAATATATTAATCAATGAAGTAGATGCAACAAAAAGATGGTTTCCTTTACCTCAATTTGAAAAAGTCGAATTACCAAAAGCAGATTCAACATTTGAAGAAGCACCATCTGGTAAAAAAGTTTTTATCAAGCAAGGTAAAAGAAGTTTTAGTGGTGAAATTTGGAATGGTGCTAATCAACTTTTGGGTAAAATCCAAGATAATAGATGTGTTGAATTTGGAGTATATATCGTAGATGTTACTGGAAATTTAATTGGTTCTAAAGTTGGTACAAAACTATATCCAATCCCAGTAGATAATCAATCTTTTGATGCACAAATGATGTATGCAACAGATACTACAGCACAAAAAATAATGGTTTCTTTTGACTTTTATAGATTGTTTGATGAATCATCTATGTGGTTGATTACTGGTAATGAATTAGGTGGTGATTTTAATGCGTTTGATGGACTTTTAGACATTGTACCAAGTAAAATATCATCTACTACTACTACTTTAGTAATTGATGCAAATTTAGATTATGGAACTGCAATTAATCCAATTAAAGTTTTAGGTTTATTGGTAGGTGATTTTACGTTGAAAAATACAACTACTGGTGCTGCAATAGCAATTTCTGCTATATCAACTGGTTCTGGTGCAAATGCAAACAGATACACGTTAACTATAGCATCACAAGTGTTAGGTACATTAGTTACATTAAAAATCCAAAAAACTGGATATGTTGGTGTGCTAGATACTACTATCTAATTAATTGTAAATTACAGAAAAGAAAGGTGCTTAATTGCACCTTTTTTTTTTATCTTTGATTTTATATAGTTTAAAATAGTTATTTTGGGAAAAGCAGATATATTTAAGACTGAACTAGGAACATTATTTAAAAATGTTAAAAAAATCAATGAAGGTAAATTATGGATAAAAGCAATTAATAAAGACACAAAAGAATTTATTATTTATTTGATTCAATACGAACAATTATACACATCAAAAAATCCATCATCAAATAAAGGTATAGATGAAGATGGAAATGTAATTGGTTATTATTCTGAATTATCAGAAAAATACAATGAGAAAAAAGAACATAATACACCTTTTACATTATTTGATACTGGAGAATTTTTTGATTCATTTGTAGTAAATGTATATTCAGACCATTTTCTAATTGATGCTAACGATAAAAAAGAAAGAACTATTGAAGTTGATGGTGAAAGACTAACAATTATTACTGAATTATTTGAAAAGTATGGAGAAGGAATAATAGGATTAACTGATTCAAGCAAATTACAATTACAAGAATTATTAAAGGATAAATATATATTAAATATAAGACAATTATTAAATGTTTAATTTTAAAGAAATAGATACTTATAAAAGTATTGATGAAATACCATTATATAATTGGAATAAGATTACTAATGGAGAAATAGAATATATTAAAAAAAAATTAAGTGATAAATTAAGTAATAAAAAACTAAATATTGCTTATGAAATTTTGAATGATGATTATTTAGAGAAAAAAGGTTTAGGATTAAATTATAAAAGAATTTTAGATTTAATGAAAAAAAAAGCTATTGCAGAATGTGATTTTGCAATAACAAAAAATACTTTTAAATTAACTGAAATTGAATTATACGATTATCAAATTACTGAAAAACTAAAAGAGGATAAAAATGGAATGACTATTGAAAAAACATTAGTTTATTTATCAAAATGGCTAGGTTATAGGATAGATTCTAAACAAATAACATTAAGTGAATATTACATAATTATCGAAGAATATGGCAAAGCAAATTAAAAGTACAGACTTAATAGAAGATAAAATTTTTGCTAATTTAATAGAACAAGCTGAACAAGCGAAAAATAAGTTAGCTGCTATGAACGTAGAATTTACGTTAATGGGAGAAACTATAAAAAGAAATTTAGAAACAAATCTACTAAAAACTACAAAAGGTTTAAATGATTTTATTGAAGCAAGTGCAAAAGCATCTAATTTATCAAAACAACAAGCACAAGTTTTAACAGAACTACAAAAAAAAGAAACAGAATTAGAAAAAACAAGACAACAAGCAATCATATCTGATACTAAAAGAACGCAACAAGCTGAAGCACAATTAAGATTATCAAAATTACAAAGACAAGAAGATGAAAAAGCAGAAGCTGCTGCAAAAAGACTAAAAAAACAAATTGATAATGAATCTAATGCATATACGCAATTATCAAATAAAGTAAGAGATTTAAAAAATAGGTCGAAAGAATTAGCAGCACAATTATTAGAACAAGGAAAAAACACTACTTTAAGTACAAAAGAATTAAAAGAGTTACAACATCAATACGAGAAAACTACAAAAGCAGCACAAGCTGGAGATAAAGCATTAAAACATATAGATAAATCAGTAGGTGATAGTTTTAGAAATGTAGGTAATTACACAAGTGCTTTTATGAGATTACAAGCTGTATTAGGCAATTTAGGTATATTTATATCACTATCTACTATAATACGTTCTGTTACATCATCAATGATTGATTTCGACCAAAAATTAGGTGATTTATCTGCATTAACTGGATTAAGAGGTGATGATTTAGATTATTTTAAAGGGAAAGCAATAGAATTAGGTAAAAGTGTAGAAGGTGGAGCATCTGCCGTAGCAGAAGCATACAAATTAATAGGTTCTAAAAGACCAGAACTTTTAAAAGATGCTGATGCCTTAAATTATGTAACGGAATCGGCTATTAAGCTATCAAGAGCATCTGGAATGGACTTACCATTAGCAGCAGAATCATTAAGTCATGCTTTAAATCAATTTAATGCACCAGCAAGACAAGCTGGAGAATTTATAAATGTATTAGCAAATGCAGCTTTATTTGGAGCAGCCGAAATACCTCAAGTAACAGAATCTTTATTAAGATTTGGATCTGTAGCAAAGACATCAAATATATCTTTAAGTGAATCTACTGCATTAATAGAAATGTTGTCATTAAAAGGATTGGCTGGTTCTGAAGCTGGTACTGCATTAAGAAATATTTTATTAAAATTTACAGCACCAGAAGCATTACCAAAAAGAGCTAGAGTATTTTTAAAGGAACTACAAATAGATACATCGGTTTTAGCTGATAAGACATTACCATTAACTGAAAGGTTAAAAGCTATGTTACCAATTTTAAAAAGTGATGCAGCACAAGTAAGGGTATTTGGATTAGAAAATGTTGTTGCTGCAAAAAACATTTTATTAAACATAGACCAGATTGAAGCATTAAATCAAAAAATGAATACAAATGGTACTATTACAAAACAAGAAGAAGCACGTACTAAAACTTTATCATTTGCATTAATTGAATTAAAAGGTAATTGGCAAAAATTCTGGTTAGAAACATCAGATAATAGTTTATCATTATTTGGAAACACATTAGCATTTGCAGCAAAAAATGTAGGTGGACTATTATCAATTTTATTAAAACTAGGTGTAGCATATATAGCTATAATTGGTTATCAAAAAGCATCTATTATATGGACTAGATTAATGGCTGCTAATTGGTCGCAATTTACTACAAATATAGGATTAGCAAGAAGTGGAGTTTTGACTATGACTACAGCATTAACAGCAAGTCAAAAAGCAGCTTTAATGTTAAATGCAGCTTTTAAAACAATAGGTTTTGCTGTATTAATTGATTTAGCAATAAGGGGTATTCAAAAAATGTACGATGTATTCTCTGGTGCTGAACAATTAAGGAATGATGGTGAAAAAAGAGAAATAGAATCTCAAAAATCTATGAGTAGAGTTACAAGTGTAATTGAAAAAATTTTTAAAAACCATAATGAAAAAATGGCAGAAATTAGAAGATTATATACTAAAGGAGTAATTAAAACAGATGAAGAATTAAATGCACATTTATTAAAACAACAACAATTAAACGTCAATAAAGTTGGTTTAGAAACAAAAAGAACAGAAGGTGAATTAGAAGATTTAAAAACTATAAAAGAAGAATTTGTTAAAAATATTGAAGTAAAAGAGAAATATCATAGAAAATCTAAATGGGAAACTAACTCAAATGAAAGTATGAGATTAATGAATGAAAGAAGTGCTTTAGTTGCAAAAACAGCAAAACTATTAAATGTTAGAACTAATGACATGAATAAATTTCCTGGTTTATACGAAGAAGATTTTGCAGATGTTTTAGGAAGTTTAAATGCTAAAATTAAAGGTAAAAGAAAAGAAATATTTGAATTAAAAAAAGCATCAAAAGAAGCAATTAATGAATTTGAAGATTTAAATGCTGTAGTGGTAGGACAAAAGAATAAAGATAAATCAATAGATGGAATTTTAGATAAGCCAGAAAAAGAAGCAAAAACATTTAACACAACATTTAGAGAAACATTAGATTTATTAAGTGAATATGAAAAATTACAAAATAAATTACAAAATACAGAAATAGAATTAAATTTAATTACTACTCAAACCAATATAGATGATAGTTTAAGATTAGCAATATCTAAAGCTACTGATAGTGGTTTAACAAAAAATACTTTTGCAAGTAAAAACGTAAAAGATGAAACTGGAAAATCAACTACTACAACAAAAAATACAACAGATAATCAAGATATAGAACAAGTTGAAAAAATCATTTTAAGCAAAAAAGAAGAAAAAGATAAATTAGCAAAAATAAACAATGATTATAGCATAAAAGAAATAGATAGGATTGTAAGTGATTATAAAAGAGAAGAACAATTAAAAGATGAAAACGAATTTCTTACATTAAAAAAACAAAAAAAACTTAACCAAAATACAAAAGAAGGTAAAAAAGCATTGGCAGAAATAGAAAAAAATTATTTAGTTATACAAAAACAAACAGCAGATAATGTAAAAGTTAAAGAAGGTGATGCAATTATAGAAAAACAAAATATAGACGTTGAATTTAAAAAAACACAATTACAAAATACAAATGAATACTATAAAGATTTAGAAGATGCAAATAATGCTTATAATGATGCATTGGAAAAAAATGCAGAATCATCAAATGAAAAAGCAATAGCAAAACAACTTAAAAAACAAGAAAGAGAAAAGAATTTATTAAAAGGATTAATAAGTCTAACTAAACTATCTGCTGATTATTTTATAAGACAAAGTGAAAGAAAAATAGAACAGATAGATAAAGAAAACAATGCATTAGAAAAGCAACAAGGTTTTTTACAAGATTTGGCTGCTAATGGAAATATAAGAGCAGAACAATCATTAATACAAAATCAAAAATTAATAGAACAAAAAAATGTACAAAAAGCAAAAGAACAAAAAAGGATAGAACGTATAAAATTAGGTGAATCAGTAATTAACACATATTTAAAAAATATAGAATCTGGAGAAAAAAATCCTATTGTTAAAACCATATCTGATATATCCGTTCTAACAGCATTTATAGCTACTTTACCAACATTCTATGAAGGAACGGAAACAGATGTCGCTAGTGCGTTAGGAACACCGCAATTAAAAGGTAAAGATGGATTTATAGTTAGGGTAGATGGTGGGGAAAAAATATTGAATCCAGAATTAAGTAAAATGACTGGAAACATGACTACAATGG